CAAGATACTTCTCACCTTCGGATGTCATAGATGCTGGAGCAGGAGCTGGTGGTTGCTCAGCTGTATCTGTTGCATCCATTTCATCAGCCTCTACGAGACCAAACTTTTTAAATATATCTAATGTCTTATTCATTACTTTATTGTTTTTGCTATGGCTGTAACTTTCTTTGCAACCTTGTTATACATATCACCAAGTGCCTTATCAATAGACTTTTTAGGATCCTTTCCAATTATTCTCTTCTTTGGATCCTGTGTTAATGAACCTGCAATCTCAAGTGCATCTTTTTGATCTTGTGTAATAATACCCTCTTGATCTTCAACATCTGGCTTCTTAACATCTACAATTTCAAATTTAATCTCTGTCCCATCATCAAGATGTAAAATACAATTATCATCAAATGCTTTTGCATCACACTTATATCCAGCTTTCATTAGGATTCTCTGAACCTGTCTTTTAGCCTGTGTAATGGCATCAACATCTTTTTCAGGGGTATGACTATCAACTCCCTCGAGGAACTTACTTTGCATGTGTATATTTATGGCAAAAGAGAGAATTTAACACGCGCATTTTCTGTAAATTCCTTCTCAACCCTAGTAAGTCCTGTAGTTTTAAGGAACTTTTTGAACTTCTTGAAGCAAACTGCACTGGAATCCTCTCTCTTAACTACTTTATACTTTAACTCTCTTAAAAATGCATCGAATGATATTGTATCATATACAATTGTTGTTGGTAATGCATTAAATATGCGCTTAACAAGCATATTCTCTACAGGATACTTAATGTACTCACGATAATAGAAAATCTTCTTAGTATCTGACTCTTTACATACATTAATAATTTGATTAAGCATGCAATGAGTACCTATTCTATTTTTATCTCTTTTACTTATCTTATCTAACTCATTTTCTACAATATAATAATTGTAATCTTTGCAAGACTGAACAAGAGCTGGTTCTAAATCTATATACTCAACATTTTGAATGTCATCAAAGTAACTGTTTTTCATATTAGTTAAAGAGGTAGTAGACATATCAAATATTTATACAGATGTTCCTTATAAATTAGGTATTGGTTGAGATAATTTAACTTTTCCTAAGCGAATGTTTATAATGCCATTGTAATAGTCATCTCTAAGCAGTACTTCTTCTTTAAATTGTAGCAGGGTTTCTAAATATGCAAGCTCACTCTTGGATTCACACCAAAATAATATTTCAAATTTAAAGCTTTCCTTTCCTAACTCTGTAATATCTCTGTTAAGCTCCTTAGATGAGGATGTATAACTCTTCCAATCAGTCTCAATCTCAGATATACGTCTATTCTTCTTACCCTTGAGTGGTGGCCTCTTCTTTAACGTAAGACATTGCTTCTTACCAATGTACTTTCTATTATCAGTAAGGTTAGTTATCTTATAGACAAAACCATACGGAAGTATTTCCTCTGTTAGAAGTCCTTCCCAATGTCCTAAATCAGTCATTGCTAAAAATATCCTTTATATACTTAGGTGCAGTATCAAGATCTAAAAATTTAACTTTCACTGTCTTATCACCTCTTATAGCTTTTACAACTCTATGCTGTCCATCAAGTACTTGAGTATATATACCTTTATAAATACTAACAACAATTGGATAACTTAAATCTGCTTTGCTTATTCTATCTTCTTGCCTTTTTACTTTTATTAACAAAGATTCAAAAGATCTTGCATCTATAACTTCTTCAGCTGAAGTATAATCTAGTATCTCTAACAAAGAAATATCTCTCATACCATTACTCCAATATGTATCTTTAATATTAGCCATTATTAATTTCGTAGCAATCGCAATGCTCACAATCTGGTCCGCACTTACATTCACTTACTGGCATTCCGCAGCAAGCATCAGGACACATTTCTTCCTCTGCATCCTCACCCTTTAAGAAGACTCCATTGATACCCCTCTTTTTATTATCCTTTTCCTTTTTACCTACAGTGCCTTTCCTAGTTTCAACTTTACCGAGAGGTTTAACTATACGAGAGTCATTCGGAGCATAAATATGATCTCCTTGCTTATCCTCTCCAGTTACATCTGTAGATCTAATTCCAGCAACACTAGTAGTAATATTCTCACTAAAATATTGCTTAAAGGTTTTAGTTGATTTTGCCATACTAGTATTTATACTCAAATTGTGGAGAAGCTATTAAAATATATGGATGAGGTTGCTAAGGATCTTGTACTTGATGACTTTAACATAAAGGAAGTAACTCTAAGACTACCTGCAAGGAAGCATTATTGGGTAGCTCAACTTATTAAGACTAAGATTTCACGCAATCAAACATTTGCAAAGAAACGAGAGCTAAAGAAAAACATTACAAGAGAAGTAATTGCTACTTCCCCTGTGAAACTTACTCAATCAGCAGCAGAGCAAGCAGCAGAAAGGCACGATACTCTTGCTGAGCTAAATAATAAGATAAGAGAGTTTGATGTTATTATTGAATATCTAGAGAAGGTAGAGAAAGTAATGTCACAGATGGGATTTGATGTAAAGAATGCAGTTGATATTATGAAGATGGAACAAATGTAATGATATCGTTTGATTATAAGAAACCAACTACAAAGACACCATGCAAATTGGTGATGAAATGTACTGATAAAGAACTATTTGATCAGATACGTGAAAATTTTAGTGTAGAGAATACAGGTGCTAGGTTTGCAAGAAGGTATGCACGATTTGCACCACAACGTAAATATGTAATTACACCTACAGGTACTTGTGAGTTAGGTCTATATTGGTCAATTAGACAGTTTCTGATAAAGAATCAAATCAATACTGAAATTATTGTATCACCAGCTTTGACTAAGGCTATCAAAGTTGGTATTGATAAAGAAATGGTTCATGACTTTGAGTTCACCTTACGTGATTATCAAGAAGAAGTTATTAGAAAAGCTTTAAAGCTAGGAACTGGTACTTGTGTTCTTGGAACTGGTGCTGGTAAGACATTCACTACCGCAGCCTTAATTGAAAACTTCTTTAGAGCAGCAGGTGATAAGGATACTTTTAAATGTCTAATGTTAGTACCAGACTTAGGACTTGTAACTCAAACGTATGATGAGTTTATAAACTGTGGTACAACATATAAACTTACTAAATGGACTGGTCAGACTAAACCTGACTTTACAGCTAATGTAATTATCGCTAACATTGGTATTATTCAAAGTAGATTTGAAGATAACGAATGGTTAAGACATATTGATCTACTTATTGTCGATGAGTGTCATAAGATATCAGCTGGTAACAAGATCTCAAAGATTGTTCAGCAAATAAGGACTCCTAATAAGTTCGGCTTTACTGGTACACTACCAGAGGATGACCTTAACAAGTGGTCCATTATTGGAAAGTTAGGTCCAGTTATTTATGAGAAGTCTTCTTATGAGTTAAGACTTGAAGATCACCTTGCAAATGTAGTAGTTAAGATACTTAATATTAGTTATAACCCTGCACCACACTTTTCTGGACCAAATGGCTATAGAGATGAGCTTGAATACATTTATGAGAGTGATAGGAGAAACTCATTACTACAAAAACTAGTTGGTAAGTTAGATAATAACACTCTTATACTTGTTAACCATATTGCTCATGGTGAAGCTCTAGAAGAATACTTTAGTAAGATTGAAGGTAAGAAAGTTTACTTTATTAGGGGTTCTGTTGACGTAGAAGAAAGAGAGAAGATTAAAAAGATAATGGAGCGAGAGACTAATGTTGTCTGTGTAGCTATTAGTGCAATTTTCTCTACAGGAGTTAATGTTAAGAACATTCACAATATTATATTTGCAGCAGGTGGTAAGTCATTTATTCGTACTGTACAATCAATTGGTCGTGGTCTTCGAAAGCATGATGCAAAAGACAAGTTGGTTATCTTTGATATATGTGATCAACTTAAGTATGGGCAAGCACATTGTGACAAGCGTAAGACTATCTATGATAAGGAGAAGATCAAATATACAGATGTGCAACTTTAGTAGTTGATTTATCTTAATAAGTTGCTATAATTAGAGTATAACTATTATGTCTACTAAAGAGGAATATTATATCAAGCCGAAAGAGTTCAAAGCGAGCTTACAGAAATACTATGACTCGGATATCTTAACTGACGACCTAGCTGAAAATATTAAAAAGATTGCTTATGGGTTGTCATATAATGGTAGCTTCATTAACTACTCATATAAAGATGATATGATTGGAGATGCTCTTATTAAGATGTATTCGGCTCTAAAGCATAAGAAGTATAAGTTCGAGAATAATTCAAACCCATTTTCTTACTTTACTACTATTGCTTATCATGCATTTATTAATCGTATTAAGAAAGAGAAGAAGCATCATCAAGCTATTACAAGCTATAAGGAAAAGGTATATGAGGAATATATGGCAGATCCTAACAACACACAAGGTACAGTGTATGTGAAACCAATTGGTACCGAGCATGATTCCGACTATTAAAAAACCTAAGGTAGCGATCTTTTCAGATTTACACCTTGGGGTTCATTCTAATAGTTCTGACTGGCATAATTATGCAGTTGAATGGGCTCTTTGGTTTAGAGATGAGTGTCGTGCTAAAGGTATTAAAGACTTAATTTTTGCAGGAGACTGGCATCATAATCGTTCAGAGATATCTGTTAATACATTGCAGATATCTGCTGATATATTAGATATTCTTTCTGAATTTAACTTGATTGCTATTACAGGTAATCATGATATCTATTATAAACATAGAACAGATGTTAACTCGCTATCTATTTTTAAGAATCGGAAGAATGTAACAGTACTTGAGAAGTATGAAGTAGTAGAAGCATTCGATAAGAAGATATCTTTCTGTCCATGGAATACAGCTACAAAGGATATTGAAGAGAGTGACTTAATTGTTGGTCATTTTGAGATTGAGACCTTCAAGATGAATACTTATAAGACTTGTGAAGAAGGAGTTAAGGTAAAAGACCTTCTTAAGAAGTCAGAGTTAGTTATTTCAGGTCACTTTCATACTAGACACGAAAAGAAATTCGGTGCAGGTACTATTTTATATGTAGGTAATCCATTCCAGATGGACTTTGGTGATGCTGGTAACCAGAAAGGTTATCATATTTTAGATCTCGATACAATG